GCGCAAAGTCCTGCTATATCAGCGTTTAATGGGACCCAACGGAAGTCATTATTATAACGGTCAAATTGGTACTTCCAACCTGAATCTACAACCATATAAGAAGAACTTCTATCCAAAACGTTTAAGAAAGAAAGATTATTTGTTACTATGTTATCAACTTCGAATCCTGATTGGTTATATACGTCTCCTAGTCGAGGGGATACAAATAACATGCAATCTTTTCTTCCAATAATTGGAGTTTCTCCGCTTGTGCCCAATACAATATTGTCTAGAACGTGTTGCGCTATTACTGGAGTAGCGTCATTATCTGGTGCTGCTGCGCCCAAGAAAGCCAAAGAAATTTCATATTTGTCTTTATCGTTAATTAAATCCCAAGAAGTAATAACGTTTGCAGTAGTTGGGGAAGAACCGTCTAACCCACCATTTAACGTAACATTAAAGTTTACAGGAGAATCATAAGAAACAACGTCTGAAGAAAGTTTTCCCCAAGTATTGGCTGTATTTGCATAATCTGGGTTGTCTAACACATACAAATAATTCGATGATTGTAGCAAAACGTTTTTGAAATAAGAACTTCTTCCGTTAATATCTACTGCATCTTTTGCTTTTGATAAAAATGCAAATTTTTCAAGGATTGTATTAGCTTTACCAGACATTTTCCCCAAACTGTCGATAACAATCATATGGAATTCGTCATTGGCAGAGTAATTTCCAGTCTTTTCTGCGACGTAAGTTGATGTTCCTGGAGCGTTATCGAAATAGTTCTTATAAGACCAAGAAGAAAAACCAGCAGAATTTGCGCACAAAGAAATTTGAAGTCCATTGGCAATTTTTCCGGGATATTTTGCTACAAAGTCGCCGTATAAGAATTCATTATTAGCATTTAAATAATTATTTTCGTATGCGTCTTCGTTGGAAATTAAAATTTTATTTGCTGTTCTGTCTGTTGAGGCATTTAATGCGCTATTTGCGTTAATAGTTCTTGTTACATACAAAGAATTTGTATAAGACAAAAAGTTTGCACAAGAAAAGAAAGAAGTAGCAACATAAGAATCTGAAGTTTCTGTTGTGGGTTTTCCAAAAACCGATAGTAATTGCGTCTCGTTAGAAATGAGCACTGGTTGATTAACTGGTCCCCAATTGAATTCCCCAACGAATGCTCCTACAGAAGTAGATACTCCAGGAACGATAGTAGTCAAATCTACTTCGTTTACTTGAATTCCTGGGGATAACATATTTAAAACACTCATTTTTATCTCCTATTATAGTGTAAATTGATATAATTATTTATAAAATTGAGCGTTTTAAAAATCTAACATATCCTTTAAAATAAGTTTATATGGGTCTGGGTCAGACGTTTCTATCCAAACGGAATTACCTTCTACAAAATGTTCAAATTTTAATCCGTTGTCTAATTCGCCCAAAGGTAGTTGGTCTTCTTCAGAAAAGTTAAAATGTTCTAACTGAAGTTGTTTTCTGAGGTCGTGATCTACTATTTCTTTAAACATTTTTTGTGTTGCCAACCAACCAAATATGACCAAAGTCATAGCAAGATCGTCGTTTGCCCCTTCTTCGGCTTTATATGAAGGACCGTCTTGCACAAATGTTGTTAATTCGGATATAGTTTCAAAATCTTGTATAACCAATTTATCCGTTTCGACTAGGGTTTTTAGAGTAGAACAACCAATACGTTTAACTAGTGGGCTCATTTTTAATCCCATAGCAACGTTTCTACCTCCGTATAAACATAATGTTTGTGCTCGCTTATTACCAGAAGAAACCTTTAATACGTTTTCATATTCTAAATCTTCAATTAAAACGTCTGCTATTTGTGGATTATTATTTACTTCAATTAATACATGAGCGTTATTATAATATTCAGCACACATTTTAAGAACAGTTGGGTATAACATTGGAGGTATTGCGTTATTTCTATAAACAGCAACTTGCTTATAAGGCATAGTTGAAACGTCAAAAACAGAAAACGCAGAATAATCTAAATTTTTACCTTCTGAAACGTCTACAGTCATTGCGTATAAATGATCTCTAGTTAATAACTCTCCAGTATCCTCATCATAAAATTCTTTTATAGGGTCTTCATAAACTATCATATCCGCATATTTTTTTAATGATTCTTTATATGCTATTGTAGCAAGTTTTTCGCCAGATATGAGGGTGTTTGTTGAACCCAGGAAATCACAATTGTGAGAAATGACGTTGTTAGTAAAATATGTTTTATACGTTCCAACAGATATAGGTTCATATACATCAAAAATTCCGTTTTCTGTTACTATATCTTTTATTTTTTTGTTTGTTATCGTGTTTTTTAGAGTTATATTTTTGGCTTCTAAAAATCCGATGTCAGTTAAAAATTTGTGACCTCCAGAACACTTTATTGATTCCCCGTCTTCAAAAATAAAAGTATATAATATATTAATTTTTTTATTTTGTATACCCTTAAAGGATTCAAACCCTAAAGGGGTTTTTATTAAATATCTATTATTTTCTTTAAACATTTTTTATTATTTGCAAAATTCTAGTATCAGTAACATTATAAATTTTAGAATAATATTCTGCAAAAGCTTTTTCGTATGTTAATTTTTTACCATTTTTTTGCGTTTTTCCTATTCTGTCGTCTTCTATAAAAATTCTATCTTTATAGTTTTTTATAATTATCCTTACATTTTCTTCTGAAATTTTTCTAGGTTTTGCTTGATTTTGTTTTTGCTTTCCTTCTTCAGTTAAATTCAATTTATATCCAGTTAAACCTTTGTTCCAAGGTTTGGTTCCCTTTTTAACGCCACCTATTCTCGGTCTCTTAACACCTTTCTGTATCTCAGAAATATAATTTGGAGGTAAAGACATGCGTTTTGCTATCATAACACAAGCTCCATAATCTCCATTTTTATAGTGTATTTCATAATGTTCTTGAATACTAACGCACAATAAATTGTTTATATCGTTATTTGACTTATTACCGTCTATATGGTGTATTTCAAAAGTTCTTCCGTTATCATCAAAAGGGATTTTCCCAAAACGATTTTCCCAAATTTTTCTATAATTATCGCACATATTATGAACTATATTTCTAAAATATAATATTTATAAAGCAAAAAAGTCTTAATCAAACAAAATCTTCGTAAAAATCTTTTATTGGTATAGATATTGTTTGATTTGTTTTTGTGTCTAAAATTTCTATTAAAGTTTCTCCATGAACGCATTCAAATTCTTGTTGCCATTGCCGTAGCGAAGTATTCTTGATTGTTTGTTCTTTAAACTTTTCGTCTCTTCCGGGAACCATTCCCCAATGGATACTAAAAGTTTTATATTCACTTCTTTTTGATACAGCATCAGTCCACATTTTATAAAACAAATTCATACCGTTTGGAGTAGAAACAATAATCATCTTAGTTGTTTTACCAGAAGATATTACTGGATAAACAGATGTGAAGAAATTTTCTGCTATATTAGAAGGAACGAATGCAAATTCGTCCAAAAAGACACATGTGAAAGAGCCACCACGTATGGCGTTTGAAGAAGTAGCAGACGCCAATACTTTCGAACCGTTTTCTAATTCAATAGAACCTTTATTCCAAACTCTAACTCCCTGTTGTAACCAAATAGGCAAGTTTTCATATGCGAGTTGGTATCTATCGAGAATTTCTCTTGCTAGGTCGCCTTTGTTTGCTAGGATTGCTATGTTTTGATCGTCATTGAATAAAGTCATCCAAAGAATGTACGCCACAGAAGAAACTGTTTTTCCCACCTGACGAGGACACTTAACAATACTAAAACGGTTTTCGTGAAACGTTTTAATCATGTCTTTTTGGAAATCCCACATATTAAAAGGAATAACGCCTTTATCTACATGGACCACTTTTACATAATTTTGGATGAAATATATTGGATCAGACGCGCATTTAATATATTCTTCTACTTGCTCCTGAGTAAACTCTATTTGTATTCCTTCACGCTTGAGCTGTGGATTAGCTCTATAAGAAGACTCTATCATAATTTAATTTTCGATAATTTTTTCTTTTGAATTTAGATCTTTGAGCATTTTGCTTAATTCTGTCGTACTACCAACAAATAAAGCATTATTGATTGTGGTTTTTTCTTCTTTTTGATTTTTGTAATTAGAAATATCTCTTACTTTTTTATGTATATCTAATAATTGTTGGTTTGCGTCCAATACGTTTTTAAGCAAATTTGCAGCAACTTCAAAATCCCTTCCTTTTTCGCTTTCCCTTGCGATAGTTAATATATCTTGTACTGCGTCTTTACCAACCTCAATCAATTCGTGAAAATTTTCCCTGGCTGTTTCGTAGTCTTTCTTTAAATCTACGTCTAGAGTTTCATGGGGTATTGGTTCTGAAGAAGAAATTTTCTCTGGAAGGTTGTTGGGTTCAGATGGAGCAACTTCAAAAAAGTTTTCCATTTTTTCATCAAATTTGCTCATAATAATGTTTATGTAACGTATTCTGTAATAGATAGTTCTGGTTGCCAGTAAGAATTAGCGTTTGCTGTATTCGGGGATACCGTAATTGTTTTTGTGAACGCTATCATATCGTTTGATGTGGCAGAAATTGGTACGTGAATAGAAAGAGAATCTGTTCCTACTATTGGTTGATTAAGTTTGAAATTGCCCATAATATCGGTAATATAAACAGTATTAGAATTTGCATTCCAATCCCCAACCTTACCAGTAGCATACGCCAAATCGTATTTTTGTCCCTGATAAACCCATTCTCCATTTATATAGTCGCCATATCCGTCGGGGTCCACATTAAAAGATTTTGATCCATTTGGATTACAAGAAGTACCGATTCCAGAATCGAAAGAACCACCAATACCAAATAAGAAATTTTCGTTTACTTCTTTGATGATAGGAACATCTTTAACTGCCCCAAATATAAACCCTTTAGCTGTAAAACTCAAAGTCCAAATTACTGTTCTTACTTCTGTATTAAACATCCCATCAGATTCTATAATTAATCTAACGTCGTTTAAAACAATAGGTATTACTTTAGTTATACCCATTTCTGGTACTAAAGTAACTCTTAAAGAATAATCTGGGGTAAAGTATGGAAGGATTTGTTCTATAATTTGATTTCCATCTTCAACATTTCTGGTATATATTGTCAATCCAAAATTGAAATCGTAAGGAACCGGATTATATTGCATAAACGCTTTATCTGCATTATCCGGATTTGAAGAGAAATTTTTATTGTTTGTATTTAATTTTCTATCCTTATCATAATTAAACCCAACCATCTCATAAGACATTCTAGGTAAAAGGACTTGGACTTTTTTATCCAATTCTGGATCGCCTTGCAACCTCTTAACAAATTTTTCTTTATCTCCATATTCTATAGGAACAACGATTCTTTGGTTATTGTCCCTAATTAATACTATATTATTAAATATTGAAGCAAACGCAGAAGTGATTTTGCGGACACATTTATGATAATGGTTTATTGCGGTCATTATAATATTCCAAATGGGTTACTTTCCGAAGTATCTATTACTGTATCGCTAATATCTTCAATAACCTTATTATCCCAACCGTCTCTAATTTGAGGGTTATCCAATTCATCAAAATTCTGTATAGAGTAATTTGCTCCGGATTCAGAACCAATAACGTTTAAATCAGAATCAAATATACCAGACATATTGGTAACTTTTAAAGTTTTTGTTGGAGCGTTCCAATTTTGTACTGTGGCGAAACTTGTTGGTGAACCTACCGGACCTTGATATGCTAATTCGTTGACTTTAAAGTTGCCAGTACCAGTATCCAATATATAATCAATAGCAAAAGAATTAACTTGTTCAACAACGTCTATCTCTTCTACCCCCGTATTCATATCTTCATGAGAATATTTGAATAATTCTAGTTCAAGTTCCCAATAATATGGCTGTTTTCTACCCAAAGTGAAATAGTCTGTGGCGTCGTTGGTATATTTAATTTCATATAATTCGCCAGTACCAGACAAAAATGGAATATACACTAAATCCCCTTCCTTTGGTCTGGTGTGGGTATCTTGAGGTACTCTTTTAGCAAATGCTCTTCTAGGCACTTGAATTCTAATTGTATTTTTAATTTCTAGCCCGAATTTAGAAAAGAAATCGTTGTTCATGCCGGGATCTACAGAATTTGTTAAATACACTTCCATAGGGTATGCAGCATCAAATTTCTTTAACGGGTCATCGCCATAAAGTAGATCAGATACAGCAGCTTCATTTCTGGGTATGTAATAACAATCAAACCCGAACATCTTAACTGCCTCGTGAATTAAATCTTCTACGAGGTTTTGTTCTGGTCTATTCTTATAGAAATCGAAATATGGGTTTGTTGGCATTATTTTCTACCCAATCATGAATTCTGGCGGTTCTGAATATTTAACCAACATTTCGTTTTCTAGTGTTGAAATTTCATCAACTGCTTCTTGATATATTCTATCCCCATTTAAAGTAACGCCACCCGGTAGAGAAATTTGCCCGAATTTCTTCATATTTTCTCCCCACTGACGTTTTATCAATGCTGTAGAATACCTTTTAATCCAACGGTCGTTAAACACGTCGGAGTATTCTTCTGGGTCTATTATTTGGTATCCTTCAATAACAATAACGGTTCCTTCTGGACATTGTTCAGTACCCCAACCCATATCAATCTTAACTTTATTTTGATGTCTTTGAAACCTTATGGGAATTTCGCCGTTAAACAACATTTCTAATCCGCGAATATGTTGCATTGCTATAGTATACGGAACCATAGAAGTAGAGGTTAAATCCCAAAGGTTGTTGAGGATTAGTTGATACCGAATATCCCACATATACGACTTACTCAGCAAATTGTTCAGCGGTAATATTCTAGTAACCCCAATTAATGAATCTGGAACCGTTATATATCTATTTTCAATATCTTCTTGAGTTATTGTGTGTTTATAATATGCTTTAGAAGTTGCATCATAATGATAATCAATGTAAAACTGCATACAATCAGACAAACGATCCTCAATTTGCTCTTCAGATACATTTATCTCAATTACTGGAAAGCCAAGTCTTCTTAAACAATAATCTTTTAATTCGTCTCTTGTTGATACGTTAGACATTTTCTATCCAAGGTGGTGTTATTGATACTGTTTCTGGAGTTTTTTGTTTATCGATTTCCATTGTAATAACTTCTTTCATTGATTTAATATATTCTTTGTCTAAAGAACTTTCAATGAATTTAATTACTTCTTTTTCTTGTAAATTTTCTAGGGGAATAAACTTTTTCCCTTTGACGTCTAATTGCGTTACGTTATAAATTTCATATTTACAATCGTTTTCTTTACCGACATACCACCACTCAACAGAAGTTAGTTGTTTAGAATCTGGATTTATGTTAAATTTTGTTATTTTATATGAGTATTTAATCATCGATACACACCTTATAATTGACATCTATACCATGCTTAGTGATAAAATTTTTAGTTGACATTCCGATTCCCTATCCTCGGTTAATTATACTATTATTTATAAAACGAGGATAGGGAGGAAATTTAGAAGTTATTCTATTAATTTATTAGGGGGGTCTGATTCTAATAGTTCTATTAAACCAGCAGAATTGTTTATAAAAGGTTGTAGTAAATATTTTGGAGATTCTTCTTTTTAATTAATATTTATAATACTCCAGTATTTGTTGATGGGTAATATCTGTTTACTCCCCACATAAACCTTACCAGACCAGCACCACCGGTTCCTGTTGTATCACTTCCACCGCCTCCACCATATCCTCCACCAGCACCACCTAAAAGAAATCCACCAACTCCATCTGTTCCATAGGAACCGCCCTTTCCTGCTCCTCCGTTTGTCCCACTAGCAGCACCACTTGGTCCTTCTCCGATATTCCCTACTCCTCCTCCGCCTCCACCAGTACTGAATGAAGACGACCCTCCGCCACCTCCGCCACCTCCTCCAGATCCAGCAGTTCCCGCTTGTGTGGATGGGTTTCCTCCGGTTCCTCCAACTCCAGAATATCCGGCTGCACCTCCACCGCCAGCAGATCCTATACCTGTATAAGAATTCCCATTTCCTCCAGAATATTTAACAGATCCAACTCCAGCAGAAGCTTGACCTCCTGTTGCATATTGGCTTCCTCCAGCAGCACTTACAAGAACAGTTGCCCCCCTAGAAACAGAAGACGTTCCTCCTTGCGCTTGTCTTGCGGTTATAGGTGCTGCAACATATGATAAAACTTCTCCTGGTGTTACTGGTATGTTATTTGTATATGATAATGCACCTCCGCCTCCAGAATAAGTGGTGCTTCCAGAAAGCGCTGCACCTCCGCCGCCAGCGCCAATACATAATATGCTGACATAATAAACTCCTGTTGGCACTGTCCAATTTCCACTGGTGCTAGTTGCAAAAGTTTGTCCTTGTATCACATATTTTGAATAAAAATTAGAAAACCCTATTTGTCCTGTGTTGATTCCACCTAAATATCTACAATCTGTTTCTGTTAAGTTTGTTGACGCATATGCAGTTCTTTTTAACTCTGTTCCAATTGAGGTGTTTGGTGTAGCTGCTGCTGCGTTTGGACCTAATTCAATATATCCACTCGCTACCATTGTCATGATGAGTTCTCCTTATGCAACGATAACCCATTCTTGAGAACTTTCATCCCAATAATATTCTTGTCCATCTTCCGGTTTTGGGATAGGAGCATCCCACGAATTAGTTTGGTCGTTCCATATCCAACTTGGATATGGTTGTGGTCCTTTGTCTCTCTCCTTTGCCAAATGAAAATATAAAGAATACATTAATACGTATAAATCTTTGTATGTTGCAAATGTTCCTATATATTCTTCTGTTTCCGGGTTTCTCAACTCAAATGCAGTATTAGCGTTATCAGAATTAAATTCTTGATGTAATTTTGACTGGATTCTATTGGATGCAAATTCTCCATTATTCAATACTATTATATCTTCTTCATCAAAAAGTATTACTGGATTTTGATTATAATTATTATAACAAATTATTTGAGGAGATCTTCTCCACAATTCTCCTGAAACGTTTGATTGATTGTATTTTGGCATATTGATACCTATAAGTTGTTTATATTAGTATTTATATTTTTAAAAATCCGGGGTATCGGATAGAATCGTCTTTAATAACTGTTAAATATGCGGAAGTAACACAAACATTTATTTGTTGTAACCATTCATTTGGAAAATATGTTTGTTTATAATATTCTTGAAATCTTATATATTTATTATTTATAAAATTAGCAAGATATTTATCGGTATAATATAAAAAACTATTTTCGTTCCAGAAACTTACATGTGTGGGGTCTTGGAATGCTCCTCTTCCATCCGTGCTTGGAATTTCTATAAAAGCCCATCCACCATGACATAACACCCTATGAATTTCGCTCATAGATTTGATAGGATCTTTTAAATGTTCTAATATATGACTGGCATTGATAACTCCTACGCTATTATCTGGTAACGGTATCCCTTCATTTAAATCGTATTGAAAATCCGCAGATTCTGTGATATCAACGGTTTTATAATCTTTATACGGATTTAAACCCCCTCCCAAATCAATTTTCAATAATCCTTTTTCTTCGCAATCTTTTTCTGCTAAAAGTTGAATATAATTATTGAATAATTCTATTGTTTTTTGTTGTATTTCTTGATTTCTTTCCAACCAAGTATTTTCCCCGGTAATTCTATAGATATAAAGAACTTCCGGAATTCTTTTCATTTTAGTGTGTAGATATGTTCTAATACATAATTCATGATCATCGCATACTGATAATTCTGGATTGTGTCCTCCAATTTCTTTATAGACATTAGACCTCCAAGATCTGACATGATCTGGAGCATACCAAATATAACCTAAACTTTGAGAAGATGGTTCGAAACTTTTCATAGAAATTAAATCTCGACCTTTCCAATTATAAATAGAATATTCCCACCCTTGATTTGCGTCATATGGGGAAAATTCATCGGTCATATGTAAGACGGCATTATCGCTATATACGAATCCCATGTTTTCATCTTGATATACTTCGTATAATTTTTCTAAACAATTTTCTATTAATATATCATCATGATCAACTTCTACTAAAACATCTCCGGACCCAAGATGAAATGCTTTATTTTTTATAAATCCAATATTTGAATTGGTTTCTTCTAGTTTGTATACATTTACTTTATCATGGTATAAAATTTGTTCTGGAAGGTCTTCGAATTCGCAACCATTATTTAATAATATTACCCATTCCCAATTTTCATAAGTTTGGTTTTCTATGGATTCGAACAATTCCATCAAATACGGATTATTTTTATTATGTTCTGGGGTTATAATGCTAAATTTCATAATTAATCGAAGAAAAATAAATGAGTTAATCTACTATCATGAATAGCAGAGCCAAAATATGGACCAGCAGAATGGATATTTTGAGCATCCATTATTACTAATCTATTGTATATATTCCCCACATTATCAATAATTTCAAATTTAGTGCTGTCATAGAAATTGCCATTAAATGCAAAATCAACGTTTGGTTCTGATGCGTGTTTTGTTCCGTTTAATTTGGATCTATGGGTTCTTGTTCCGCTTTCTAGCGGAGAATTTGGGGTTAAATATATCATTGCTGCCCATTTTTGTGCATCATAATGATATACTTGGGGATCTTTTGCGCTTGTTATCTGAAAAACTCCATTAAATCCGTGTTCTTCGAAATTATAAATCTTTTTTCCTATTATTTCTTCAAATGCTTCTTTTATACCATCTGGTCTATATGTTACTGTAGATCTTAACCCTTTATACCAATTTAAATCTTCTTTATATTCAACAAAATTTAATGCAAAATCTCTGACATCATCTGGATTGGTATAAAAATTATCAACTACAAATAAATTTTTATCTTTATTTAAATTTATATAAAATGGTAATGGAATATGTTGTTCTTTTGTATTATGTGATAATGCAAAATTATGAAGTTCTTCTACGACATTATTTTCTTCATTGATATATAAAGAAGAATCTATAAAATTACAATATTCTGGGAAAGGGTTTTTTCTTTCTGGGTTAATCATTACAGAAGTGATTTGTAACATTTCTTCATATTGCTTCAAACGTTTATAAATTCTTGCTAATCCAAAAAGATGATCATTTCTTTTTGGAGCAAAAGATTCTGCAAGAATATAACACTCTATTGCGTTGTCTTCTTTATTTAAGAATATATATGCCTCTGCCATTAAAATTAGTGACATGTAAGAAGTTTCGTCTACAAACTTTGCTTTTTTGGTCTTATCAAAATCGTGCATCAAATTTAAATATTCTGTAAAATAATAGATGCACCTTCTAGCATACTCTTTTTGTTGATTGTTTCCAAGAGGAAATGCGGTTGAAGGGTATGCGTCAGCATAACTTTTTCCAATATACCAAAAATGATATATATCACTATGAATAGTGTTTTCTCTAATCATTTTTTCTTCTAATATTAGAGAATCTGTTATAAATTTTGTTGGAACCGACCAACTTTGCCCTTCATTATATCCAACTTGTCTAAATGATTTAGGTAAATCCTTACATATAAAATTTTTATCAATTTCTGGAATTTCGCAGTAAATTGTTTCATGACAAGTATCATGATTAAATCTCCAAGGAAGTTTTGCATTCCACATCCATGCTCTGTAATATACACAACTCCCACTTACCGCTGGAATGTGGAACGCTTGGATAGAAGTATCTGATATTAAATCCCAGTCAAAATCTTCATCAATCTCCAAAACTTCGTCGCAATCCATCTTTAAAATCCAATCACATCCATGATCAATATCTTGACATGTTTGAATTAAATGATCTCTATTCCATCCAAATCCAACCCAACCTTCTTCTACATCATATAAAGTTCCGGATAACTCGTTATTAATCAAGAAATCTTTTACTATTTGATCGGAACCGTCTGTCGATCCGTTGTTCTGAAGAACATAGTAATCTACAAAAGGTAAACAAGAATTTAGCATTCTTTCTATGGATCTTGCTTCATTCTTAAACATGGTAATCATAACAATTTTACATTTTTTATTCATAATTTACTTCTATTTTTAATCAATTGTTCAATGTTTCTATCATTCTCTTGAGATTTTGATGCTGAATATAATGCTCTGTATCGTTCCTCTGTGATTTCTTCTGGGTCAGTTAGGTAATAACAAGCAATACTTTTTCTATATGTATTATTTGGGCAAGTTATGGGATCGTTAAACCCATGCCAAGAATTTTTGGTAGTGTCAAAAATTACTGCTCTATTGAATATACAATCCACTTGGGCAATTTTTTCTTTTGGTTTTTTGTTTAGAAAATCGTGTGACCAAAATTCTAAATTGCCTCCCCATTTTGGATCCCATTCCTGTGATAGATATATTATAAAATTATATTTTCTTTGTAATTTTAATTTTGGGTGAATTGAATAATCTAGATGTACATTCAATTTCCCACCGTTACCATGAATGTGCCAGCCAGCACCATGTAATCCGATATCAGTATATAGATTATTTGTTTTTGTTATATTTTGAATTATTTCTACGAATTCTTTTGAATTTAGATAAGAAAAAAACTTATAAGTGGTTTCTGGAAAATGATACCAATTGTTTAAAGTTTTTTTTATTTCTAATGGATTATTATAATCGAACCAATGTGTGGATTCAAATGGGATAAATTCTTCTGATATCTTTTTTGCGATAGATGGTTCTAAAAAATCATCTATAATGTAATAATCAAACGGTTCATTATAATGTATGGTTGGGTGCATATTATCTCCATTTCGGACCTTCAAACCATGCAGCAATACTATATCTAGTTCCTCTTATTACTGGATTTGCTCTATGTGTAAAAAATGAAGGAAAAAATATAGTCGATCCTTGTTGCCTAATCTCAGAAGCATCAGGATATGTTGATACATCTACTAACTCAAAATCTCCACCTTCATATTCAGTAGAGTCTGATAGTTGGATTACACAAGAAAGTTTTCTATGATAAACGGGATCATTGTTTAACCAAAAAACGTCGTGATGGTTTTTATATTCTCCTTGGTCTTCGTGACTATATTCTGCGAATTGAATGAAATTTAATCTAGTAATGTGTATGTCAAAAAAATCATTATTTGCACTTATTGCTGCTTTCCATAATGCATCAAATATATACGCAAATCTCCAATTTGAACTATGAATAAATTTTATTTTACTTCTTCTATTTTTATAATCAGCGAAAGCATCGATATTACCAACAAGAGCATCTTGTGATGGAATGGATTGAACATCTCTGATTATTTTTTCGCAAGTATCTTTATCAAAATATGATTTAAAATAACACCATTCACCTTTCATAATATTCCTCAATTTTTTGTTTTTAGTTCATCTATCTGTATTTTCTGTTCTTTTAATGCTTCTATTAATAACGGTACTATTTTTGAGTATAGTACGGTTAAATATTTTTCTCCAGAAATACTATGTCCATATTTATTAGAATCAAAAGGGGCAATTTTTACTGCTTCTGGTAGCACTTCTTGTATTTCTTGTGCTATAAATCCTATTTGTCTTGAAGAGTCTTTATATCCAAATGAATTAGCTAATTCGTTTTGTTCGTAATATACACCATGTATTTTACTTATCTTTTCTAAACAATTGTCAACATTTCCTAAAACTTGTTTTAATCTTTTATCAGAATAATATGCAGTAATTTGTCCAGTTGCTCTTATTTCTCCTGTTGTTCCTGCTATAGTATTAACTCCTAGTGCTGTAACTTCAGTTACCACATTGCTAGCCGCTCCTTGTACTCCTTGAGGACCAGTAGCACCAACTGCCCCCTGTGCTCCCTGTGGACCCTGTGGACCTTGAACTCCTTGTCTGCCTTGAAATCCTGCAATTGAACTAGCCGCTCCTTGAACTCCTTGCGGTCCAGTAGCACCAACTGCCCCCTGTGCTCCCTGTGGACCTTGAGCGCCTTGGAATCCTGCTACCCCTTGAAATCCTGCTATTCCAGCAACTCCTTGAGGACCAGTAGCACCAACTGCGCCTTGAGCGCCTTGAGCGCCTTGTGGACCTTGAGCGCCTTGAAATCCTGCTACCCCTTGAAATCCTGCTACTCCTTGTACTCCTTGTGGTCCAATAGCACCAACTGCCCCTTGAGCGCCTTGTGGACCTTGTGGACCTTGCGCTCCTTGAAATCCTTGTGGACCTTGGAACCCCGCAATCGAACTTGCAGCACCTTGTACTCCTTGGGGTCCAGTAGCACCGACAGCACCCACAGCACCCTGAGCGCCTTGAAATCCTTGTGGACCTTGGAACCCTGCTACTCCTTGAACTCCTTGTGGTCCAGTAGCACCAACTGCGCCTTGTGCTCCCTGTGGACCTTGTGGACCTTGCGCTCCTTGAAATCCTTGTGGACCTTGGAACCCTGCCACCCCTTGTATGCCTTGTGGTCCAGTAGCACCAACTGCGCCTTGTGCTCCCTGTGGACCTTGTGGACCTTGAGCGCCTTGAAATCCTTGTGGACCTTGGAATCCTGCAATAGAACTTGCAGCGCCTTGAACTCCTTGAGGACCAGTAGCACCGACAGCACCCTGAGCGCCTTGAGCGCCTTGAAATCCTTGTGGACCTTGGAACCCTGCCACCCCTTGTATGCCTTGTGGTCCAGTAGCACCAACTGCGCCTTGTGCTCCCTGTGGACCTTGTGGACCTTGAGCGCCTTGAAATCCTTGTGGACCTTGGAATCCTGCTACTCCTTGAACTCCTTGTGGTCCAGCAGCACCAACTGCGCCTTGTGCTCCCTGTGGACCTTGTGGACCTTGAGCGCCTTGAAATCCTTGTGGACCTTGGAATCCTTCTACTCCTTGAACTCCTTGTGGACCAGCAGCACCCACAGCACCCTGAGCGCCTTGTGGTCCTTGTGCTCCTTGTGGTCCTTGTGATCCGGAATAGCTTGAAGCGGGACCAGTCCAAATGCCTTCTGATGAAATTATTTCATTTAGATTTATAGATATGCCATTTTTTACAACGAAATTATTATTAGCTGCCATATTTTATTTCTTTTATTAATAAATCTATTTCTTTTTGTTGTTCTTTTATAGTTTCTATTATTAATGGAATTAATTTTTCATAATTAACCGTTAATAAATTTAAACCTGTGATGCTATTGTGATTTTCATCAATATCAAATGGTGCTAATGCAACAGCTTCTGGTATAATTTTTTGAACTTCTTGTGCTATAACTCCTATTTGTTTGCTATAATCTTTATATCCAAAGGTTTCTGCAAACTTATTTTGTTTATAAAAAATTCCATTTAATTGATATAATTTTTCACTAGCATTTTTTATAGATTCTATATTATCTTTTAACCTTATGTCAGAATAATACGAAGTTATGTTTCCGGTTGCTCTTATTTCTCCTGTTGGTCCTGCTGGGGTTCCAACTCCTAACGCAGTTACTGATGTTTGCAAAACATTAGATATCCCTTGAACGCCCTGCGGACCTTGTGGACCTTGGACTCCTTGTCTACCTTGGAATCCTGCTATTCCAACTGCTCCTTGAACTCCTTGTGGTCCAGTAACGCCAACTGCACCTTGTGCACCTTGTGGTCCCTGTGGACCTTGGACTCCTTGTCTGCCTTGAAATCCTGCAATAGAACTTGCAGCACCTTGAACTCCTTGTGGTCCAGTAACGCCAACTGCTCCTTGTGCGCCCTGTGGACCTCGTGGACCTTGGACTCCTTGTCTGCCTTGAAATCCTGCAATAGAACTTGCAGCGCCTTGAACTCCTTGTGGTCCAGTAACGCCAACTGCTCCTTGTGCGCCCTGTGGACCTTGTGCGCCTTGAAACCCTTGTCTGCCTTGAAATCCTGCAATAGAACTTGCAGCACCTTGAACTCCTTGTGGTCCAGTAACGCCAACTGCACCTTGTGCACCTTGTGGTCCCTGTGGACCTTGGACTCCTTGGACTCCTGTTACGCCGATTGCTCCTTGAACTCCTTGAGGACCAGTAATACCAACTGCTCCTTGTGCGCCCTGTGGACCTTGTGCGCCTTGAAACCCTTGTCTGCCTTGAAATCCTGCAATAGAACTTGCAGCGCCTTGAACTCCTTGGGGTCCAGTAGCACCGACAGCACCTTGTGCTCCCTGTGGTCCTTGCGCTCCTTGGACTCCTTGTCTACCTTGGAATCCAGATATGCCAACTGCTCCTTGAATTCCAGCGTTTCCAGTAGCACCAACTGCACCTTGTGCACCTTGTGGTCCCTGTGGACCTTGGACTCCTTGGACTCCTGTTACGCCGATTGCTCCTTGAACTCCTTGTGGTCCAGTAATACCAACTGCTCCTTGTGCACCTTGTGGACCTTGAGCGCCTTGAAACCCTTGTGGACCTTGGAACCCTGCAATAGAACTTGCAGCACCTTGAACTCCTTGGGGTCCAGTAGCACCGACAGCACCTTGTGCTCCCTGTGGTCCTTGCGCTCCTTGAAATCCTTGTGGACCTTGGAACCCTTGTCTACCAACAACCCCTTGTATGCCTTGTGGTCCTGTAACTCCCGCAATTCCTTGAGACCCTTGTGGTCCTTGTGCTCCTTGTGGTCCTTGGAATCCTTGAACGCCTTGAAATCCTTGTGGTCCTTGCGGACCTTTTATGTTCGTTGTAGAAGCAATCCAAACAGAATTGTTGGAAATAACTGAAGTATTTCCAACAACTAATCCATTTTTTATTATTAGTTTAGATTGTTCTGCCATCTGATTAGTTTCTTAATGTTAAAAGTTCTTTAATTTGCTTTTGTTGTTCTTTTATAGCTTCTACTATTATTGGAATTAATTTTTCATATTGTACTGTTATGTAATTTTCCCCAGAAATGCTATTTCCATCGGAATCCGTATCAAAAGGAGCAGGTTTAACTATTTCAGGAGCAAAAGGTTTTATTTGCTGTGCTATCAATCCTATTTTTTTACTATAATCGTTATATCCAAACTTTTCTGCTAACTTATTTTGAGTAAAATAAATTCCACTTATACTTAATACTTTTTCTAAACAATTTTCAATTTTGTTTATATTTTTCTTTAATCTTTGATCTGAGTATGCTGCTATGATATTTCCAGATGCTCGTATTTCTCCAGTTCCGCCAAGTGCAGCATTTACTCCTAATGTACTAAGATTATTGGCAGGAATTATTAAATTTGCTCCTTGGAATCCTTGTCTGCCTTGGAATCCTGCTATTCCAGCAACTCCTTGAGGACCAGTAGC